TTCCGATGTAAAGGCGATGGGAATGACAAACGCCAAACTGACAGCGGCTATGCTGAAAGCGTCCAAGAAGCCCCATGACGATGAACGCCAGTATGTGTACCCGGAAAATCTGAAAAAGGAGTACATACCCCCGGAGGTCTTTGCTTTCTTTGATAAGATGTACGACCTCACAATTTCCGACAAAGACCTGTTCAGTGGAAAGCTGGATTTTCAAATCGGAGACTGCCCGGGAGTGATTGGCTACGGCGGTATTCATGCCGCTATCCCAAACTACTTCTTCGATGAAGCCGAAAGCGGGAATCGGGTTATTCGCAACAAAGATGTGGCGAGCTACTACCCTCACCTTATGACCCTCTGTGGGTACACTTCCCGCAACATTCCGTCAGCAGAGGTCTTCGAGAATGTTCTTGAAACCCGCATGAAAGCAAAGGCCAGTGGCGATAAGGCTACGGCAAACGCTCTCAAGCTGGTTGTGAACACGACCTATGGAGCGTTACTCAACAAGTACAACGACCTGTTCGACCCCCTCATGGGACGCTCTGTGTGTATCACAGGACAGCTTTTCCTGTTAGAGCTGGCACAGCACCTCTACAAAGACATTCCCGGGCTGAAAATTGTCCAGCTCAATACAGACGGTATCATGGTCGAGTGCGACCGGGCAGACCTCGGCAAACTGGACGAAATTTGTGATGAATGGCAAGCTCGGACAGGCTTTGAGCTTGAGGAGGATTCGGTCGTAAAGATTGCACAGAAAGATGTAAATAACTATGTTGAAGTGCAACCGGGCGGCAAGGCCAAAGCCAAGGGCGGGTATCTGGTGAAGGGAATCTCCACAGTCGGGGCGTTCAACATCAACAATTCCTGTTGTATCGTGGCTACCGCTCTGAAAGAATACTTCGTCAACGGTACACCTGTCGAGGAGACTATCACGAACTGCGATGATATTTTCCAGTTCCAGATTGTAGCCAAAGCCGGGGCGAAGTACCGAGAAGCCTATCACCTTGTCGATGGGGTGAAAGAGCCTGTGCAGAAAGTGAACCGGGTGTACGCTACCGCTGACGAACGCTACGGAAAGCTGTTCAAAGTGAAGGCAGAGGACGATTCCACAGCGAAAATCGAAAGTCTCCCGGAACACTGTATCATCGACAACGACAACCGCTTGACGATTGCCGATGTGGACAAGACCTTCTACATCGAAATGGCGTTGAAGCGAGTAAACGATTTCAAGGGCATAAAGCCCGAGAGAAAAAAATCAACAAGGAGGACTAAATCAATGGCAACAGCAACCAAGACGGAGAATGTGTACCAGAAGCTCATTAAGGCGAGGGCGCAGTTTCTCAATTCCGATGTGCAGAAGACAGGAAAGAATATGCACCTGTCCTTCAAATACTTCGAGCTTGAGGATATTGTGCCTACGGCAACAAGGATTTTCGCTGAACAGGGGCTTATTGGCGTGGTGAACTTCACCGCAGACACCGCCACCATGAACATCGTCAACACCGACAACCCGGAGGAAGTTATCACTTTCGTTGCGCCCTTCAACCAGATTGCTCCCATTATGAGCAACGCCGGAAAACAGGCCACCAACGAAATGCAAGCTCTTGGCTCGTCCATTACCTATATGCGCCGCTATCTCTACATGATTGCGCTGGACATTTGCGAAAGCGATTCCATTGACGCAAATCTCGGTAAGGGTGAAGCTCCCGCTCCGGCGGCAGAGACCCCGAAAGCTCCCCCGGCTACTCCCGAACAGCGACAAGCGGCAGCACAGAGCTTGACGAACAAGGACGGCAACGCTTCTGCTTTGCAGATTAAGGGGCTGAAAGCGGTTCTTAAGAAGCTCAAGGAAGCCGACCCGAGCAAAGAGGAAATGATTGCGAAAATCGCAGTCCAGACCGAGGGCTTTACGGTCATTACGAAGTCTGACTGTGAGACGCTGATTCAGCGGATTACCGCCATGCTGGAAGGGGGACAGGACAATGACTGATATTAAGTGGATTGAGGGCAATCGGATTCAGATTGCTCCTCCCAAAAAGACCAAGAAAATCACTGGAACTCGCTTTGCCACTATCCTTGGTTTGAACCCTTGGTCTACTGCATTTGAAATGTGGTGCGCTATCACCAAGACCTACGAAAAGCCATTCGAGGACACCATCTACACCATCGCTGGTAAGACAATCGAGCCGAAACAGGCCGATTACATGAGGAAGTCTTACGGCATGGAAATTACCGCTCCCGCCGATGTGTGGGGCGAGGATTACTTCAACAAGACTTGGGGTGATTTCTTCCCAGACAACAAGCACCTCGGCGGTATGTGGGACTATCTGTCGAAGGACGAGAACGGTAAGACCGAAGCTGTCCTTGAAATGAAGACCACCAAGCGAGCCGAAGACTGGCAGAACGACATTCCCGAGTATTACGCTCTGCAAGCCGCTCTGTACGCCTATCTGCTGGGTGTAGACGATGTTATCATGGTCGCTTCCTTCCTTGAGGAGAAGGACTACAAAGACCCCAGCACTTACAAGCCGAGTGCGGCGAACACGATTACGGTTGAGTTCAAGGTCTCCGAGCGTTACCCGGATTTTGCCGACAAAGTGACACAGGTCGAGAACTGGTGGAACGAGTATGTCGCTACTGGTATCTCCCCGGTCTATGACGAGAAAAAAGACGCTGAAATCCTCGCCGCCCTTCGTACCAACACCCTCTCCCCGGAAACCGACATTGAAGCTCTGGTTGCCGAAGCCGAAGGTCTCAAGGGCGAGTTGGACGAGGTAGCCGCCAGTGTTGCCGAGAAGGAAAAGCGGCTCAAAACCATCAACGACATTATCAAGGAACACGCCATGAAACAGTTCCGGGAGGGAGATAAGAAGGTCGAGGTCAAAGGTTCTACCTTCACTTGGACAGTCTCTCGCTCTGAAACCACAGCCATTGACAAGGACGCTCTGAAAGCCGATGGCCTGTTGGATAAGTACAGCAAGAAGACCGAAACCTACCGCATGACGGTCAAATAAGGAGGAAAAACGATGAAGTTTCAGAAATTTGTCAAGTCCCTCGGCTCGGAGGGTATCATCTATGTTCGCAAGAACGAGGAGCGGTGGCTCGCTTCCGGGAGCGTCTTTATGAAGATTCCCGAAAATATCCGCAGTATCACAGCCAGCGACATTCTCCCCATGCCGGAAGCGGTCGAGAAGATTCTCAACTACGAGAGCTTCACCGACCCTTGTGAATTGCACAGGGCGGTCATGCCGGACGCTGACGGTGCTATCAAAGACTGTATCAGAATCTACGCCACCGAGAACGCTTTGAATACGGTGGCAATCTCCAACCCCGACTACACGCTGATTGAGAAGAAAGACTGCGTGGAAATGTATGTCAAGGTCAACGGCGAGGAGGAGACCACCGAAGGGCTGGCTCTCGTTGTCAAGGAGTTCGAGAATCCGATGGAAGACCCGGTGACAATCGGCGTTATCTTCCCCACAGAATACGAAGGTTAAGGAGGACAAAAGCAATGGCAAGAATCCCCATGACGAGCGGTTTCACTCTGATTCCCGAAGGGACTTATGTGTTCCGCATTTATGACGCAAAGTATGACGAGGAGTTCGGCAAAATCGAAGTCAAGCTCGTCAACGCACAGGGCATGACCCACACCGAGCGTTTCTCCATCAAGGACAAGAACGATGAATACAACGAAAAGGCTCTGAACGCTTTTTCCTACTTCGCCAAGACTGCGATGGGTGACTATGCTCTGGAAGATGTTGACCCGGAGGAGCTTATCGACCATTACATTGAAGCTGAGGTCGTTCATACCAAGCTCCCTTCCACCAAAGACCCGAGCAAGACCGTTACCTTTGCCAATCTCGGTGACAAAGCTCCGGCTGACGGTTTCGATACCGAGCCTGTGGCTCGTGCGCTGACAATCGGGCGTGGTGACAGCGAAAACAAATCTGCTCCCGCCGCCCCGAAGCAGAACACCGCCGCTCCCGCCGCTTCTACGGCAAAGGGGTTAGACCTCGACAGTCTGTTGGGATAAGGAATAGCCGGGAGGGGTAGACGGATTCCCTCTCCTCTCCCGGTTCATTCAGAAGGAGGACGCATGAACAAACTGGAAATTCATGCTGGTATCTGTGACGGCATTAAAGACCTTTACCAGCGCAAAAACGCAGATTACGGCGATAGCTTCGCCAAGGCGAGAAAAGCTGTGCCAAACTACACGCTGGGCAAACTCTATGACAAGTTCAGTCGCTACATGAATCTCACCATCAAAGGTGAGACGAGCGCACAGGTCGATGAATCCCTTGACGATACACTCATGGATTTGGCGAACTACGCCATCATGGAGCTAACCGAACGCAGACTTGAAAAGGAGGGCAACCAATGAGCATGAACATCGGCTCGACACCCGAGGAGCAAAAAAGAATCGACATTCTGATTGACTTCATGGGTGGCTACATCAACAGCGAGATTGTCTGGCGGCTGAAACAGATGGGTTTCTTCATCGTGCCAGCTTCCATTCACCATCATGGGAAGTACGAAGGTGCGCTGTTCGACCACTCCTACGAAGTGGCGAAAGCTCTCGTGAATTTCACCGAGAAACTGGGACTGGAATGGCAGTCCGAGAGAAGACCCTACATTATCGGCATGTTCCACGACCTGTGTAAGACCGACAACTACATCAAGACCTGTGATGAAGCGTGGGAATACAACAATGCCACCCTTCTCCCCGGGCATGGTGAGAAGTCCGTTATCATGGCGATGGCTCTCCTCGGAGGGCTGACAGACGAGGAGGTCTGCTGTATTCGCTGGCACATGGGAGCGTTTGACAGCAAAGAGAACTGGAACAGCTACGGTAGGGCTTGCACCGAGTACCCGACCGTCCTGTACACGCACACCGCCGATATGGTGGCGGCGAGAATCAAGGGGGTGTGAGCATGATTAAGTTTGAACACCCCGAAGTATGGGGCTGGGAACACGCTATCCGGGGTATGCGTAACCCGATGAACAGTTGGGAACGCTCGGACACGACCTATGGGCTGGGTGAGGATTATCTCGCTGATATGAAGCTCGGGCAAAACGATGTTGACCTCATGCTCCGGCTGATTGGCGGCGGCAGTCCCCATCGTAAGTTTCTCCGGCAGATTTTCGTGTCGGTAGACATTACCGCCCCGCTCTACTGGTGGAAGGAGTTTGATACATACAAGGTCGGCACGACTGCGAACTCTTGCTCCACCATGCACAAAATCCACGCCAAGCCCTTTGAGCTGGACGATTTCTCCCATGAGCATTTGTTCGACTGGACAGAGGAAACCTCGGACAGCTCCCACAGCTATAACGCTGTGAAGTGGCTTGAGACCACTATCGAACAGCTCAACCACGCAAGACACCTGTTCTTGAACACCAAGAATAAGGACTACTGGTGGCTGATGATTCAGCTTCTCCCCAGCTCCTACAATCAGAAGCGTACAATCACCATGACCTACGAAAACCTTCTGAATATGTTGGAATACCGCAGAGGTCATAAGCTGGACGAGTGGCGGCAGTTCTGCGATTGGATTAACACCCTTCCGAACTCTTGGCTCTTGCAAGAGGGGTTGGGTAAATGAACCGGGCAGAACGGCGCAGACAGCAAAAAGCCGGAATCAAGGTAAAGAAAGAACCCACCCTCAATTTGAAGGTCAGCGATTTCGACAACATGGTTTCCAATGCTCGCCAACAGGCGAAAGACCGGGCAACTGCGGCGGCGATACACGAAATCGACCAGCAAATCCTTGAGCGTGACAAAGCCTTTTCCCTCGATATTGATTCGATGGTGCTGTGGGCGTTGCACATTCACTGTGGCTGGGGTAAGAAACGCCTTGAGGATTTCTACCGGGTGATGGTATCGGAACATCTTCGTATGCGTGAGTATTACGAGATAGATGATACCTTCCCGGAGCGTTACAAACTGAAAGAGCGGTGCGGGGTCGATGTGGAAGTCCTCAATGCCGAATTTCTCAAATCATGTGAAGAACAAGGAGGTACGGAATGTACAAGCTGAAAAGCGTCAACGGCAGAGTGAACACTCTGCTCCGCACCGGGAAGGATTTTGTGAGGAACAACCTCTCGACCTCTGCGGCACAGCATATCATCAACTGCGGCGAGCTGGTGGAATCCGACAAGCCCGAGTACCCCATCTGTGTGGATAACAAGTGGTACTTTGAGGGCGTAGAAATACCGGAAAATCCCCCGGAAGCTCCGAAGCCCGGGCGCAAAGGAGGGCGAAAGACATGAGCCGAGCGTTTTACTCCGAGTATGTGAATCACTGTCTGCGGTTCTATGCGAGACACCCGAACCCGAAGTTCAAGTCCGATGTGGACAAACACAACTGGGTTGCCTGTGACAACGCTCTCAAAGGGTTTTCTGACAGTGACCTGGAACTGCTGATGGAGGTCTACCGGGAGGGCGATACCATTCCCGATAATGTGTACCATACGGCGAAAGCCCGGGGTATCAAACAGGAGACCATTTGGAAGCTCGTGGACGAGCTGGAAAGAAAGGTGGCAAAGCGGCGTGGTTTGTTATGACAATATTCCCGAGGAATTACGGAAGCTGAACCAGTGGGTATGTGCGATGAACGGTAGCAAAGTCCCGATGAAAGCGTGGGAGAACGCCGCCGCTTCCTCCACAAATCCCGACACATGGTCTGATTTCGATACCGCTCTCAATTCCGTCAACAACCAGCATTATGACTATTGCGGCTTTGTTTTCGCAGACAACGGATATGTCGGGATTGATATTGACTGCGGGTACGATGAAGACGATCTTATGAGCGTCCTCGGGGCTGATATTGTCGGCAAGTGCCACAGCTATACGGAGAAGTCCCGGAGTGGCAGAGGGTTTCACATACTGCTCCGGGGAACTCTCCCCTTCAAAGGCAAGAACAATCTCGCTGGCGTAGAGATATACAAAGCGGCTCGATACTTCATTATGACCGGGGACACCCTGCTTTACCGAGAGATTATCGAAAACCAAGAAGCGATTGATTATGTGGTTGAGAAGTATTTTACCGAAACCCGGGAAAGCTCCGGCGATACTCTGGTCGGGAGAGATAAAATCTATTCCCCGATATGGGAAGAACCGATTGTCGATGGACGAGTGAAACTGCGCCCAGTCTACCCGAGAATCCCGGACGGAAGCCGCAACATTTGTTTGACCTCTCTCGCTGGTATGCTCCACAACCAAGGGTACAGCAAGGCGCAAATTTACGAAGAACTGCTGTATGCAAACACCGTAGCCTGTGACCCTCCATTGGATAGGAGCGAGCTTCGGACAATTTGCAACAGCGTGACACGCTACAAACGATAAATAACACGAAAAAGATAAAAACTTTTCAAAAAGGTGTTGACAAACAATCTTATTCGTGTTATGATGTAATCACAAAAGGACAAGAACTTGTCCGAAAAAGATTAAGGAGGATTTATCAATGGAAACCAAAAGGACTATGACTGTGGACACCGAAATGTTCGAGGTCGGCGATGTGCTGGCGTTCGCCCTCAACGATGGCGAGAAGGTACAGGCTATGGCTGTCGAGGAAACCCCGGCGGGTATGCTGTTCGTTCTGGTCGATTGTCTCGACAAGGAGTACCCGATGTTTGAGAAGGTCAAGCGGGGTATGTCGTACATGACCTCCGACCTGCGGAGGAATCTCAACGGCGAAATTCTCGCTCGCTTCCCGGAGGAAATCAAGAGCCGCATGGTTGCCGTCAACCCCGAGGGCGATTTGCTCCGTATTCCTACCGAGCGGGAGATTTTCGGAGAGAACCCTTACGGCGAACCCGAGGACGAGAGTGTGGCTCGCTGGAAGCCGATGGAGCTTCGCCGCAACCGTATCGCTTTCCAAGGGGACAACGGCGCATGGGAATGGTACTGGCTGATGAATCGGTGCAAGGACTACGCTTCCTATTTCGCCGGTGTCTTCAGCGGCGGTCTTGCGAACTGCGCCTACGCCAGTACCTCTGGTGGCGTTCGCCCGGTCTTTCTCTTATCCTAAACTCTCGCCCCCTTGTGGGGCGAGTGAACGAAGAACGGAGGTAAGGTCGTGCGGACAAGATTAACAAACTGCGAGCTTTGTCAGAAGAAATGTGTCTGTAACGATTGCCCTCTACACAGTAAGTGCCGCTACACTTCGAGGTGCAAATCCTCGAAGTGTTACTGCGGCATATACAGGAGGTTAAAGGAAGATGGAGAACAATCAGATTTGCCCCCTACTCACGACAAACACAGTCGTTGAGGAGGACGGTACAGTGAGAATCGGTACACAGCCTGTCTTCTGCTTGAAGGAACAGTGTGCATGGTGGGTCGAGGACAGACAAAAATGTGCAATCATGGCGGCAGGAGCAAAAGGTAGGTGATTTTATGGCGGCAAGGAAACCTACAGTCAAAGACTGGCTCGAAATTCAGAGTGACTTTGAATGTATGGAAGCGATGAAATGCGTTCCCATTGGGATTGGAAAAGTCTCCGCAGACCATGTGTTTGACGAGAACCAATCTGTGAAATGGAATCGAGAGCAAGTCAACATCAATAACGCTCGGTATCTTCAAGAGGTGGCTCGGCTCAACACAGAGAAAAACAAGGCTCGTGACGCTATCTATGAAGACATTTACCGGGCTATCCAAGCAGAGGTCGGTCATAATTTGTCGAAGAAAAAGGCTATGGCGATTTGGAGCTATGCCTTTGGTAAGGGACACGCTTTTGGCTTTCACAATATTATGGCGAATCTGCAAGAGGTCATGGAGCTGGCACAAACTTTATTAGGGGGTGATTGAGGTGCAGGAGCTTTTCGAGACCCGCAACGGACGGGTCAGTATGGACGAAGACTTGTCCGCAAAGATGTACCTCATAAAGCAGTATCACCCCGAAAAGGCTGACGAGACCAGCTCCGGGTTCGAGTGGTCGGAAATGGGTATGGCAAACCTGTTCGGCTTGCTCTATGCACAGGAGGTTCGCTACTGCCCGGAACACAAGAGCTGGTACACCTACTTTGAGGGTGCATGGCGGCGAGACGAGGGTGCAATCCTTGTCTCTGAAAAAATCAAGGACTTCGTGCGGCTGATGATTCTCTACTGTGGAGAAATCGAAGACGATGATTTGCGAAAGTCCTACACAGGGTTTGTCAACAAAATGGGAGACCGCCGCATGAGGGACAGGATTCTCAAGGACGCTACCGGGGAGCTTCGTATCTCAGCGGTGCAGTTCGACAACGACCCCTATCTGATAAACTGTCTCAACGGTACATACGACCTTCGAGACTTCTCTTTCCGGGAGCATAACTGGGAAGACTTTCTCACCATGCAGACCGCTTTCAATCATACCATCGCTCGTGATGTGAAGTGCGAACGCTGGGAGCAATTCATTGACGAGGTGACGCAGGGAGACACCGACAAGGCCGATTTTCTGCAAAGAGCCTTGGGGTACTCTATGCTGGGTATGAGCAACGAGGAGTGTATGTTCATCTTGCATGGTAAGACCACTCGAAACGGAAAATCGACCTTGCTCAACACTATTGAGACCATGCTCGGGGACTATGCGAAGGTTGCTCCTGTTGGTATGATTTGCCGGGGAGACCGCCAGAAGGACGCAGAAGCGGCAAGTCCCACTCTCGCCGGGTTGAAGGGCAAGCGATTTGTCACCATGAGCGAAAGCAACGAGTACGGCAAGCTGGACGAGGAGAAAATCAAACAGCTCACAGGCGGCGAGGAAATCTCCGCCCGGGCGTTGTATCAGTCGGCAATCACCTTCAAGCCGCAGTTCACCCTTTGGCTCTCCTGCAACGACCTCCCGATGGTGACAGACAAAAGCCTGTTCGCTTCCGAGCGTATCAAAGTGGTGGAGTTCAACCGCCATTTCTCCCCGGAGGAGCAGGACACGCACCTCAAGGACGAGCTGTGCGAGCAGTCCAGTATGAGCGGCATTTTCATGTGGCTGGTGCGTGGGTACATTCGCTACAAAGAACGGGGTCTCACTATGAGCAATCAGCTCCGAGAGGTTGTTACGAAATACGAGCGGGATAATGACCTCGTGTTGCAGTTCCTTGAGACCCGTTGTGTTCGAGACGAAAAAGCAACTATCCGGGCGAAAGACCTCTACCAGAATTTCAAAGTATGGGCGAAATCAGAGGGTGCGTATGTGCTGTCGGCGAGGAAGTTCAATGCCGAAATGGAGCGACACCCGGAGTGGTTTGACAGGAAATCGACTTCCAGCGGATTTGTAATCTATTGGGGTCTCAAGCTCAAGGAGGTAATCTGATGAACAAATATCTCGAAACTTTGCCACAGTACCACTTCGAGCGTGATGATTTTGTAAACGCATTTTATGATGTCTTTACCTCTGACGAAATCTGCGACATCGAAGTGATGTGCGGCTATCCAAAGTACACAGGTGCTTTTCTTCTCGCTCGTAATGAAGACGAGTTTTATATCATTCACCTCGAAAGCGGCACAATCATCAACTGGTATAAACATTTGGGAAGAACGAACACCTGTAATAAGGAAGGGTTCAGTCTTGATGATTTGAGAGAGCTGTTGTGTCTTCTTAAAGAGGAGGTGGACTTTTCCGATGTTTGATGAACTAAAACCTTGTCCCTTCTGCGGCGGTCAAGCCCAACTGTTCGTCAACGATGGGGTGCGTGTTATCTGCCCGAAGTGTGGAGCGAGTACCAAAATTCTTGTCGATGGCATGACCGCAAACGGTGTTACGGGAAACGCCACGAAAGCTGTAATCGAAGCATGGAATAGGAGGGTATCAAAATGACAGAGCAGGAAAAGAAACCTTGCGGTTTACTTCACGACTGCCACGAGCTACGAAAGCTCATTCTTGAGAATCCCGGTTTGCCGCTTCTGATTTTCGCTGGGGAGGATTGCAATTCCGGGGACTATTCCTATATGTCTTGCTCGACTGTAAGCGCAAGCGTAGGTGAGTTCCTTGACTGCCAGCAGACAGTTAATGACGAACGGTGCTACACCGACCGGGACGAATTTCAAGAGGATTTGGAGGACAAACTCTACCAGACTTTCGATGGGTCTGACAAGGAATTTGAGGAGTACGCCGAAGAAATCCTTTGTGAGTATGACCCCTACTGGAAGCCCTGTATTATTGTCTATGTAGACAATTAGTTCAAATAATCCTTTTCGGATTGAAAAGCAATCAAAAACGACATTTGTTAAATCGTCCGAATCGGATTGATTTCTAATCTTTCGGGCGGTTAGCTGGTGAAGTAGTAAAAGTAGTTCAAATTAAGGTTTTGCGTGTAACTTCCTCTATATAGAAAAATCCCTACTATAAGAAGTTATACGCAAAAACCGATTTTCTACTACTTTAGCTACTGCAATAAGAATAAGAGGAAGGAGACTGAAAATGAGTATCGACAAGCTGTCGAAAGATAAGAAGACTGGTCTGGAAGCAGACAGTTTGAGCAAGGAGACTGTTTCCGAGGAGACTGTCGGGACAGATAAGGAGACCCCCGCCGCCGAAGCTGGTGTGGCAATCAGCCCGAGAACAGGCAAGCCGATTCAGAAGAAGTACAGTCCGAAGAAGAAAGGCAAGCCGAGGGGCGGCAACTCTCCTGTGATTGGCAATAACGGTCTCATGGTGGAGCCGGGAGACAATGCTAAGTATTTGTCGCTGAACATGGAGCTGTTCAATATGCCGGACATTGACATGGATAGTGCCGAGGAGGTTCAGCAGAGATTGAACGACTATTTCATGCTGTATGCGAAGTATGATACAAAGCCTACGGTCGCTGGTATGGCGATGGCGTTGAACGGTATGGGAAGACAGACCTTGAGGGCTATTGCAACAGGACAACCGACAGGAGGAGCGGGGTACACCACAGCGTTGCCGCCCGAGGTAGCGACCTCCATAAAAAAGGCGTATTTTCTGATGGAAAATCTTTGGGAAAACTATATGCAGAACGGCAAGGTCAATCCTGTGGCGGGTATCTTCCTTGGCAAGAACAACTATGGCTACCAAGACAAGACTGAATATGTCCTCACTCCGAACGCTGGACAGGACAGCGAGTATTCAGCCGATGAAATCCGGGAGAGGTACATCGCTCCCGACCAGACCAAGCGACTTTCGGAGGGAGAGGACGAGGAGCAGAGCGACTAAACGACTTTCCGACTTTCTCGCTCACTTCGACTATCACCCGGAGCGACTTTCTCTCACCGACTATCGACTTTCGACTATCGACTTTCGACTATCGACTTTCGACTATGAAATTCACTGACAGAGGGAGACAGAGCCGAGAAAAATGGCAGAAAATCGCTCGAAAAATCACAGAAAACCGCCCGGATTTTTGCCCGGGGTGCTGTGCCGGGGCTGTGGCGGCTGTAGGCTTGCCCTCCCCGGCGTTTCTGTACCCCCGGCGGCTTGCCCTCTGTGGGCGGCTCTGTGCGCCGCTGTGGGGAGTTTTGGCGGCGGGTAGTATAGGGATAGCACCCCCGCCCGGCGTGGCTCTGTGGGGCGTTTACAGGCGTTTCCGGCGGTGCTATTCCCGGGGCTGTGGATTGCTTGCCCCTGTGCGCCGCTGTGGGCGGCTCTGTGGGGCGTTTCGGGGCTTGCCTGTACCCCTGTACCCTTGCCCGGTTGCGTGGCTCTGTGCGCCCTCTGTGGCGGCTGTGGGCGTGGCTGTGCTGTGGGCTGTCCAGTGGGACAGAGAAAAGCCCGGGCAAGCTGTACAAGCTCCACCCGGGCGCAAAAGAACCGCCGCCGGGATTGCACCCGGGGCGGCTCTGTGGTTTCATTTATTCATTTTCAGCAATTCGGACAGGATAGCGAACGGGATAATTAAAAGCACCAGCAAAACAAACATTTTGATTTTCACCCCCTCTATTTATGCGGCGTTGTACTGTCTGTATGTGGGGGTTGTCTGTACCTCCTGCCGCATTTCCTTTATAGCGGCGTTTATGGCGGCTCTTGTCTCTTTTGCGGTGCTGTACCCGGTACACCAGCCCGGGAAATACTGGACAAGTCCGGCGGCGGTACAGTCCAGTAAAAACCGCTTTATTTTGGTTATTTCCTTTTGTGCGTCCCGCTTTTCGGTGCAATCGTCAAAATACACCGGGAAATTGTTTTCAATATCAATATAGAATCCCTCATAATAGCCGGGTTTCAATGTGATATGAAAATACCAAAAGCGGCGGTTTTCCAGCATTTCAGAAAATTCGTTGTAGAGGTTTTCAAGCTCCCATTCGTCAAAATCCCGGGAAACATTCAAACCGATTGAAATATAATCGCTTGTTCCATAATTGATAGCACCCATTTTCAAACCCTCCCATTATATCACTGTGAACCGCTTGTAACTGGTTTCCCGGCTGTATTCCCCGAACAAATCCGGGTAAACCTTTTTGAATCCGCTGGAATCAAACCGGGACGAAACAACGGTTTTATTTGTGGCTTTTGTTGCGCCCTCTGTGACGGTTTCCCTGTCTCCCATAATGGCAAGAATGGCGGCTTTTAAGCCCTCATTCATAGCGGTTAATTCCTCTATTAACCGCTTGTTTTCCCGGTATTCGGTGCAAAGTTTTTCAAATTGTCCCATTTTTCAGCCCTCCCATATAGTTATAATCATATTGTTTCACTGTCCCCATTGTTTCGGCTGTGGGGCTTTCCCCTGTGAACCTGTCAACGGTTTTCACCGGGATATAATAGGCCGGGTATTTCCCCGCTTGCGCTGTGGTACAGTTGTAATAAATAAAGGCGTTTTCTTGTGTTTCAAATGTTGCCGGGGCTTTCCCGGAAATGCTTATTTCCGGGTGGAACGGATAGCCGGGGCGCAAGTTTACCGGGCAAAGAATCACCCGCAAACCGTTATTATATGCCGCTCTTGCCCTTTTGCGGTTTACTCGTTCAAAAGTAAAGCCGTTTTCGGTGTAGCTGTATGCCCTCATTGTTTCAAACCTCCTCTTTTTCAATAAAGCTGTTGTTTTCAAGCTCTTTTACAAGCTGTGAATAGTCCCGGCTTTTAACCTCTATCCCCTCCATAATGAACCGGGGATTTTTCCGGGTGAATGTTCCTGCCGCTGTATCAATCGCCAAATAGCGGCGGTTTCCGTTCTGGTTTCGGGGCGTTTTGAATTGTAAAATCATTTTTCAGCCCTCCAAAAGTTTATAAATGGCTTGTTCGTCTTGTTCTGGAATGGGGAAATAATTCCATGCGTGGCCGTATTTGTAGCCGCATACCGGGCAAGCCTTGCCCAAAATTCCCCGGCTATGCTCCCCCGGGTGTAACCACCCGCAAAGTTTAGTTTCCGTTTCCTTGAATTTGTAAAATTCGGCGATAGTTTCGGGCAAAGTTTCGGTTTCGCTCTTTACGCTGTATTCAAGAGATAAAAGCACTTGTTCGGCGGCGGTTGTCTCCATCGTTTCCCCATTTTGGGCGGCGTTCAAAATGCGGCGTTTCAAGCTGTTTTGCGCTGTGATTGTTTCCGTTGTCAATGTGAAAATATACAAGGTTGCTTTTTCGCTTGCTTGTTCCCTCCACCCTTGCGCCGCTTGATGTTCACATTCCGGGTGCATATCGTTCAAATGGTACAGTTTCCACAGCCTGTAAATTTCCTTGAAAAGCGGGCTTTTGATATATCGGGCGATAGTATCTAAACACTGTCCACCCGCTACAATATCGGTTTTGCGGGTGTTCCAAATGTTCCCGCAAATGGAAAGCACCTTTTCGCCGTTGTTCTTTTCTTTGTATTCCATTTCCACAGTTACAAGGTAACTTTTGCGGCCTGTCCCGGTGTAGTCGATTTTTCCAAAATCAAAAATCTTTTTCATGGTTGTTTACCTCCTCTTTACCTGTAAAGCGTCCCGGCGTATGCCGCCGCTTTTTCGTATGTGTCCGGCGTATGGGGCAAGGCCATAAACCCGGCTTTGTTCAGTCCACAAAAGGCGGCAATATGGCGTCCTGTGGTTGCGCTCCACCCCGCCCACAGTCGCACAAGCTCCCCGGCGGCTGTCCTCTTAATAATGGCGGTTTCATAGCTGTAAAGCGTTTCCGTCCCGTTGTCCTCCACAAGAACCCGGGCTTTTCCGTAAAAGCTCTTTCGGCTGTCTGTGGGGCTTAATTCGTACATTTTCATTTTGTGTACCTCCTATAAATTCGGCGTTTAATTCGTCTTGTTTGAATCTGTGCTTTTATTATAATTCGCCTTTTCCGAATTGTCAATACCTTTTTCAATATTTTTTATCTTTTTCGGATTATTTTTTGCGCCGCCCGTGTTGTAAGGCGTACTATTCGTGTTTCTCCTCAAAATCCACCTTGTAAGCAAATTCAAGAATTTCAATTTGCTTTTCTGTGGGTAGCTCTGCCATAACGGAAAGTAAAGTTTTTGCAAGGTCTTCAAAATCCTTTTGCGCTTTTGTAACAGGGAAATTTACTTGTTTCATAGTCTGTTTACCTTCTATGTTCTACACGATTTCGTGTCTATGCCCCTATTATACACGATTTCGTATCTATGTCAATACCCTTTTCAAAAATTTTTACATTTTTTCGTGTCTGATTTTCTGTGTGCGTATTCTGAACAGAAAACAGACACAAGCGGGGCGGCGTGGCGGTTGCGCTGTGGCCTGTCCCGGGGGCTTGTTCCTGTCCCGCTGTGGCCTGTCCCGATTGCACCCCCGGCGGGGGACACAGCCCCGGCGCAAGCCGCCGAGGGAGTGTGCCGAATACTCCCAAAAAAGAAAAAGGCACTTTTTGCACGAAAAGGTGTTGACACGATTTCGTTCAAGTGCTATACTATCCTTGAAAGGAGTGATTTGGCATGAAACCAAGCGAAGTAATCAAGGAAATTATGAAGTTGAGAGGATTCAGCAATCAATCTCTTGCAACAAAACTTGGAAAATCTACGGCTTCTGCCGTCTCGACCAAGTTGTCCAGAGAAAAGGGTATGAGAATGGACATTTTTTTGGAAATGGTCGAAGCTATGGATTGCGAGGTTATTATCAAGAGTAAGCTCACCGATAAGAGCCAATGGAAAATCGAGTGAGAAGTAGTAAAAGTAGTTGAAAATCGGTTTTTGCGTAAACTTCCTCTTAATACGCGCGTATCTATCAAAAGTTACCGCAAAAATCGAAAAACAACTACTTCCACTACTGTAATAAGAATAAGAACTTGAAGGAGAAGTACTCTATGGAACTGAATCTGATAATGACCCAAGAGGTCAATAATGTGCCTGTGAACGGCTATTATGGCGAAGAAATGGCATGGTTTACCCGGCAACAAGTAGGTGAAGCCTTGGAATACTCCGAACCTATGATTGCCATTGGCAAAATTCACAACCGCCACAAAGAGAGGTTTGAAGGAAAATCAGTATTAACCAAACTGGTTTATACTGACGGAAAGACCTATGAAACATGGGTTTATAATTTCAAAGGCATTTTGGAAATCTGTCGGTGGAGCAGACAGCCAAAAGCCGACATGGTAATGGACGCTCTCTACGATATGGCTGAACAGGTAATGAAGAAGGGCTATTATTCTATTTTGCCGGACGAGGAGTTGGCAAGATTGATTGACGAGCGATTGAATCGTACTGTCGGTGGTAAGCAAAAACTTCGAGACCAGAGGACAGAACAGACCCTCCTTCTTGACCTCGAACGGAACAAAATTTCTCACGAGGAGTATGTCATGCGTCTGCGCTGTATTTGGGGAGAGGATTCCTATGGATTTCACAAAGCCTTTGACGAATATTTAAGCTGGTATAACCAAGCAGGTCGAAGGTTGCAGGGAGTTCAGTCGTGATTTACGGTTATGCTCGGGTGTCCAGTGTTGGACAGGCAAAGGACGGAAACAGCATTGAAGCGCAGACCGCCGCCCTTTTGGAGCGTGGGTGCGAGGAGATATACTCGGAAGCCTATACTGGAACTACCACAGACCGCCCGGAGTTTTTGAAAATTCTCGGTAAAATAGAAAAAGGCGATACTCTCATGGTGACGAAGCTGGACAGGTTTTCTCGAACAGCCGCAGAGGGTGTCGCTCTGATACAGGAGCTTCACGAAAAAGGTATCGTGATTGAAATTTTGAACATGGGACGAGCTGACAATACACCGATGGGAAAGCTCATGGTGACAATGCTTCTCGCCTTTGCAGAATTTGAACACGACCAGATTATCGAAAGGCTGGCAACTGGGAAAGCTGTGGCGAGAACGCATGGAAAAAAGACCGATGGACGATACAAAAAGCGTCCGTCTGGGTTTGAGCGGTATTATGCGCTTCAACAAAAGGGAGAAGTTTCTGTTGAAAGAGCCTGTAAGGAGCTTGGAATATGTAAATCCACATGGTACGCACGAGTAAAAGAGATTGACATTCAATCCGATTTGTGCTATAATCACCTCGAAAAGGAGGGATATTATGGTTAAGAACAATTTTGAAATGGACATAAAGGTCAAACTGATAACGGCAAGCAAGACGCAGGAAGCTCTTGCCGGGGAAATCGGCACGACCGGGCAGTATGTCAACCGTATCGTCAAAAAGAAAGACGCTATGGTGAACAAGACCTTCGTCCAGATGATGGAAGCTCTTGGGTATGACATCGAGCTTGTGTATGTGCCGAGGGAGGGCGTATGACATGAAAATTATTCACACCATTATTTTGAGTTTGGTATTGGTGATATTCATGGCTGGGTGCGGAAGTGAACCGCAAAAAGAGATTACCAATGTAGCTGAATATGAGGGGTGTATCCTTGAGCTGACGGACGCTGAAATGTTTACTGACGGGCAAGGGACACCGATGGTTCGAGTAGACGCTGTTTATACAAACAATAACGAAGACCCGCTTTACGCCGCTTGCTCGTTTGCGGTCAGAGCGTTTCAGAACGATGTCGAGCTGGATATGTACACAAATGTTGAGGGCATAGATGATACCATAACCACCGAGGTCAAGAACGGTAGTTCGATTGAAGTCAGCTTCGTATTCGCAACACAGGATAATTCCTCTGTCGAAGTCCTTGTAGGCACTCCCACCGCTGATATGGAGACAATAGGTCGAGCGATATACTTTAAGGCAGAGGGATAGTGTATGTGGGTTTTGGTGATATTGATAATTCCCTGCGCTGTGCTGTGGGAGGTTATGAAGACGAATAATAAAGCTCACCACAGAGGACGGCGTAGACGAAAATGGTAAACTGGTGCGTTATCGCACAGAGGTAATTCTCTGAACGATAACGCACTTTTTCTGTCCATAGGAGGTTTCTATGAAAGCATTACTTAAAAAAATTTCGGAAGAAATCAAAAAGACCCCCGGCGGCATGAAAGCCTACGAGGATTTGTATTATATTTGCCTTGAAGCAAAGAAATCGGATATTGCTCTTGGGGTATGGTATCTCAAGCTCTTGTCCGATTATATTGAAGAACAGATTCCGGCGGCAAAAACAGACAAGGATTTGCGCTTTCTTTTTAATCTTCATAAAAAGGTTTTGCTCGCCGCCGCTCCATTCGATTTTGAGAGCTATTTGCTTTATGTTGAGTGGAACAGAGAACCAGCCAAAAAGTTTTATGTTCCCCGGAGAGAGGTCTTGCGTCCTATCGTACAGGCCATGCAGGATATGATTGACGATAAGATAGACCTTCTTACAATCTCCATGCCGCCCGGTACAGGCAAAAGCGCTCTCGGTATCTTCTTCCTGTCGTGGGTGATGGGAAAATACCCGGACGGACAGAACCTTGCTTCGGCTCACTCTGGTATGTTGACCCGGAGCTTTTACGATGGGGTCTATCAGATTATCACAGACAGTGAGTATCTGTGGAGCGATGTTTTCCCGGGCGTACAGCTTGCCGCTACAAACTCGAAGGAGGAAACAATCGACCTCGGGAAAAAGCACAGGTTCTCCACCCTCACCTGTCGAGCAATCAACGCTTCTTTGACTGGTGTGACCCGCTGTGACAAAATCTTGTATGCGGACGATTTGTGTTCCGGCATTGAGGAAGCCATGAGCAAGGAGCGATTGGATAAGCTATGGGCGGCGTACACCAACGATTTGAAGTCCCGAAAGAAAATGGGCGCAAAGGAAATCCATATCGCTACTCGCTGGTCGGTTCACGATGTAATTGGTCGGCTTGAGCAACAGTACGGCGGTGATTCCCGGGCGAAGTTCATTGTTCTTCCGGCTCTCAACGAGGAGGGCGAGAGCAATTTCAATTATGGGTATAATGTGGGCTTTGACAAGCAGTATTTTGAGGATATGCGGCTGAATCTGGACGAAGCGTCCTTCAAGGCTCTGTTTATGAATCAGCCTATCGAGCGTGAGGGTCTGCTGTACGATGTGGACGAACTGCGGCGATACTTCGAGCTTCCCATCGACCCGCCGGACGCTATTATCGGGGTCTGCGATACCAAGGACAAGGGTACGGACTACGCCTGTCTGCCTGTTGCCTATGTCTACGGAAACGATTACTACATTGACGATGTGGTGTGTGATAACGGTCTTCCGAATATTGTTGACGCTCGGCTGGTGGATATTCTGGTGCGGGATAAGGTGAAAATGTGCCGCTTTGAAAGTAACTCCGCTGGCGGCAGAGTAGCCGAGAAGGTACAGGGTGAGGTCAAAAAGCGAGGCGGTATCACTCGGATTACCACAAAGTTCACCAGCGCCAACAAGGAGACGAAAATCATCGTCAATAGTCCTTGGGTGAAGGAACATTGTTTGTTCAAGGATTCTTCCCTCTACAAACGGTCGAGTGAATATGGGAGGTTCGTAGATATGCTCTGCTCTTACACTGTGGCTGGGAAAAACAAGCATGATGATGTTCCCGACAGTATGGCGATGTTGGCAGAGTTCGCACAAAGCCTATCGGGGGCAAAAGTGGAGGTTTTTCAGCGACCTTGGTAAGATTATTTCTTAACTTTTTCATATTATTTTCAATATATTGCGGATTACCCATTGACTTCCACAATATCTTGTGCTATAATGATATGCGAAAATAGAACACGAGTAGATTTTATGGGTGCGTAATCGCACGAGGTTTTGACCTCAAAGTGATTACGCACCCATTTTTGTTTTCTCGGGAAGGAGTTGTGAGATATGGCGAGGGTGTTGTCCGGGCGCAGATTTATCACGACCGATGAAAACGAAATAAACGGTGGCAATATCCTTCGTATTTTGAACGATGTGGAAAGCACCCACCTCTCCAACAGTGCCGATGTGAAGTACCTGTGGGAGTATTACAAGGGCAAACAGCCGATTCTTGGGCGCAAGAAAACCGTTCGCCCGGAAATCTGCAATCGTATTGTGGAAAACAGGGCAAACGAGATTGTTTCGTTCAAGCTGGGTTATCTCTGCGGTGAGCCAATTCAGTATATCGCAAGAGGGGCTGACCCCAAGGTTACAGACGGTGTAACGAAACTAAACGAAATGATGTTTCTCGAAAACAAGGCGAGCTTCGACAGGGAAATTATCGAATGGCAGTTGATTTGCGGAACAAGTTTTCGCATGGTCTTGCCGGACGCTTCCGCTGAAAAAGACGAAGTTCCGTTTGAACTGTACACTCTTGACCCTCGCACCACTTTCGTGGTGTACAGTAGCGGCGTTGGCAACAAGCCTTTGATGGGAGTAACCTACACTGTCGGTAAAAGCGGAGAGAAGACATACAGCATTTACACGAAAGACGAGTATTTCGTGGTGAAAGCTGGGGCAATCGTTGAGAGAGAAAACCATTCCCTCGGCATGATTCCCATTATTGAGTACCCGGCGAATAATGCTCGGCTCGGCTCGTTTGAAATTGTCCTTCCTCTGCTGGACGCAATCAATACGGTTGCGAGCAATCGCATTGACGGTGTTGAGCAAATCGTCCAAGCCTTTATCAAGTTCATTAACTGCGATATTACCAAAGAGGAGTACGAGGAGTTTTTACAGCTCGGAGCTATCAAGGTCAAATCATCGGACGGTCAAACCGCAGATGTTGATGTGGTGACAACCAGTCTGAATCAAGACCAAGCGCAGACGCTTACAGACGATTTGTACCAAACCGTTTTGACAATTTGCGGTATGCCGAACCGTAACGGAGGTTCGTCTACTTCGGACACAGGTGCGGCGGTCATTATGCGGGACGGTTGGTCTCTGGCAGAAGCTCGTGCAAAGGATAGCGAGCTGATGTTCAAGCGTTCGGAGGGGTCTTTCCTCCGTTTGGTGCTTCGGATTCTTCGGGACATGAGCGATGTGTCGATTGGTCTGTCGGACATTGACATTAAGTTCACCAGACGCAATTACGAAGCAATTCAGAGCAAGTCTCAAGTGCTTGTGAGTATGCTCCAACAGGAAAAGATTCACCCGCTGTTGGCATTTTCTCATTGTGGGCTGTTTTCTGACGCTGAAAGTGCGTACACCATGAGCATGGAGTATTACGAGGAGCAAAAGGCCAAGGAAGCTCAAAATCAACCGAGTGTCGAGAATGGAGGTGCAGAACATGACGGTCAAGGCGTTTCTGGAAGCTCTGAATAACAATGCGAGCATTGTTATCAAGGAATCCGACAACACGCAGATTGCGGAGTTCAACCGCAATTCGTACAAGGCAATCTCCGACAAGATTCTGGCGAGAGAGCTTGACGATATTGAAATCCTCTCCAAGAGTGCGATTTCTGTCGTTCTCACTCTCAAGGAAGCCACCGGAGAAACCACTACCCCGGAGGTAAAAGACCCCTCCGCAGAACAGACCGAGTAAAGTTTATCGGACGGCTTTGCCGTTTGGTATAACAGCGACAGGGAAGCCGCTCTAAAAATTTCGCAGATAATCCGGCAGGGAAGTCGGTATAGAAAATTCGCAGAAAGGAAGAACCTATATGACATTACAAGAACTGCTCAAAGATTCCTACAAGGAAGGAATGTCCCTCGAAGAAGTCACCAAGGCGTTGGAGGGTATCGAAGCCCCGAAGCCCGAACCCGCTCCCGCTCCGGGTGGTGAATCCAATCCCATGCAGAGCTACGAAACCGAGAAGCTGAAAGCGGCGGTCAGCAAGGCGAACGCCGAAGCCGCCAAGTTGAAGCGTGAGCTTCAAGCTCGTATGTCCGAGGAGGAGCGGCGTGAAGCCGAGCGTAAGGCCAAGGAGGACGAGGTAAACGAGAAGCTGGCTGAACTGCAACGAGCCAAGGTCGTGTCCGATACCAAGGCACAGTATCTTGCCCTCGGGTACGAGCAGAGCTTGGCTGACCGGGCGGCAGAAGCGGCGGCAGACAACGACCATGGTACGCTGTTCCTCGTCCAGAAACAGCACCAAGACGCTCTCGTGAAGCAGATTCGGGCAGAAGCACTCAAGAATACGCCCAAGCCGAGCGGCGGTCAGGTCGTGCCGAAAGATGTGACAAAGGAGCAGTTCTCCAACCTGTCGTACATGGAGCGTCTGAACCTGTTCAACGAGAACCCCGACCTTTACAAAGAACTGAATGGAGAGTGATATTAAATGGCTACTGTACCTAACACTTCTACCTACCTTGCCAACCTGTTCAATCCGCAGGTCATTGGCGATATGGTAAACAAGAAGCTGACTTCCGATGTGAAGTTCGCTCCTCTGTGCCGGATTGACAATTCCCTTGAGGGCAGACCCGGCGATACGATTACTCTGCCCTCTTTCGCCTATATCGGTGACGCTGTGGCGGTTGCCGAGGGTATTGACATTCCCATCACCCAGCTCGTGGAGAACACCTCCTCTGTCAAGGTGCAGAAGGTTGGTAAGGGTTTGCAGTTCACCGATGAATCTATCCTGTCCGGCTACGGAGACCCGCTGTCCGAGGGTATTCGGCAAATCAGTCTGGCGATTGCGTCCAAGATGGACAGCGATGTGCTGGCTGTGCTGGAAGCTATCACCGGGCAGATGTTGTACACCGCCGCCGCACGAGCCACCGCTGATGATATTTCTGACGCTCTGGTGAAGCTGGGCGAGGACATTGATGGCCCGAAGGTCTTCCTGTGCAGTCCCGCCACCTACGGCAATCTGCGTAAGACTGATGGCTGGATTCCCAACACCGAGACCGGGGCGAACATGATTATTAGTGGCTCTGTCGGTATGGTGCATGGCTGTCAGGTGGTCGTGTCCAACCGTCTCAAGGATTCCTGTTTCATCGTTGCCCCGGGTGCGCTGGCTCTCTACATGAAGCGTGAGACGGTGATTGAGACCGACCGTGACATTATCAACAAGTCCACTGTGCTGACCGCCGACAAGCACTATGTCGCTTACCTCTACGATTCCTCCAAGGCAATCAAAATCAAGGAGACTGTGAGCGAGAGTACGGGTGGCTGATATGGGTATGCTGTTACACCGACAAGGTGAATCCCGGAAGAATCAGAGACCAGCACAGGCCACTCCCGCCGAACACGCCAGTGATAATAAGGAGGGAACAGGTGTCTCTGTGACGGAGGGGATTTCCGAAGGACACAACGAGGGCGAAACGCCCCCTGTCAAAAAATCCGGCAGACCGAAGAAAACGGTATGAAGAAAGGTAGGTGGACACCATGACTGATGTGGAAAAACTGACCGCTTTACGAGCTATGGTCGGCGGCTCTGACACTGACGAAGTGCTGTCCACCTACCTTATGCTCGCTGGTCGAAAGGTGATTGCTCGGGCGTTTCCCTACCATGATGATGTGACGGAAGTCCCGGTAAAGTACGAGACCATTCAGCTTGAAATCGCCGCCTATATGCTGAACAAGCGAGGTGCGGAGGGGCAAACTTCTCACTCCGAAAATGGCATTTCTCGTTCCTACGAGAACGCCGACATTCCTTCGTCTATGCTCAAGGGCATTACCCCTTATGTGGGGGTGATTAAATGAGGTGTATGAGCAGAAACAAAAGCCCCTTCTTTTACGCCCTGTATGTGAGCAAAACGCCTATAAAGGACGAGTACGGAAACTGGTCTGGTGAGTATGATGTTCAGCATGGCAACCCGATTCCGTTTTCGGCGAATATCTCTGCGGCAAAAGGAGAAACAACCACTCGGCAGTTTGGGGAGAGTGAATCCTACGACAAGGTTATTGTCATGGACAACAACGCTCCTCCGATTGACGAGTACACGATTCTCTGGATTGACACTGTTCCGCAAGTCGATGAAAACGGTGCATTGGTTGTCAACGGTGACGGTGATGTTCTCACACCTCACGATTACATCGTGAAGAAAATTGCCCGGAGCTTGAACAGCGTGTCTGTGGCGATAAGCAAGGTGAAAGTCAGTGGGTAGAAAGAAAATTTCGTTCGCACTGTCCACCACAGACATTGACCGGGCAATCAAAGAGCTGGCTGATTATAAGCAAGACATTCAGCGTAAAACAGACCTCCTTCGAGAGAAGGTTGCCGAGCGTTTGGCAGAAGAAGCCAAGAAAGGGTTTGCCGGAGCGGTAGTCGATGATGTGATTCTCAAGGGCGGTACACACGCCCCCGAGTATGCACAGGTCGATGTATCGGTCGATAACCGGGGGTCTGTCACAGTCGTAGTGGCAAGCGGCGAAGACGCTATATGGGTTGAGTTTGGTGCTGGCGTTTACCATAACGGTTCTGCCGGGAGTTCACCTCACCCGCATGGCGCAGAGCTGGGGTTCACTATTGGTAGCTTCGGTAAGGGAAACGGCAAAAAACGCACATGGGGTTTCTATGAGGACGGAGAGTTAAAGCTCACGCATGGTACTCCGGCGAATATGCCTATGTCCCGGGCGGTAACGACCGTTTGCAACGAGATTGTCTCTATCGCAAAGGAGGTGTTTGGGTGATTGACATTGAGACGGAGGTGTTCAGCACCGTATCTGAAAAGGTTCGGGAGCAGTACCCCAAAATCTTTATCACAGGCGAATATGTCAAGTCTCCCTCGTCCTTCCCTTGCGTGTCCCTTATTGAAGTGGACAACCAGATTTATCGGAAAACTCGGACAACAGAGAGTATCGAGAATCACGCACAGGTGGTTTATGAGGTGAATGTGTACTCAAATCGTACCAAAGGAAAGAAAGCCGAGTGCAAGGAAATTCTCGGGTTTGTGGACAAACAGCTCGAAGCGTTGGGATTCACTCGCACCCTTATGACCCCTGTTCCAAACGAGGTAGACGCAACCGTTTACCGCATGGTGGCTCGGTATCGAGCAATCGTATCAAAAGAAAATGTAATTTACAGGAGGTAAGCAATCATGGCTATTAGCACCTACAAAATCTTTCTCATGCAGAAGAAGGAAGCCGCATGGGAGAAGCTGATTGACATTAAGGAGTTCCCCGACCTCGGCGGTACTCCCGAAATGTTGGAGACCACCACCCTCACCGACCGTATGCAGACCTATATCCCCGGTATTCAGTCCTTGGACGCTTTGGAGTTCACCTCCAACTACACGCTGGACGAGTACAAGAAGCTCAAGGCTTTGGACGGTATCGAGAACGATTACGCTGTCTGGTTTGGCGGCACTGAATCCGGCGATACCGTTACCCCTACCGGGTCTGACGGCAAGTTCAAGTTCAAGGGTCAGCTCTCCGTCTTCCCTGTCGGCGGCGGTGTGAACGAGGTGGTCGATATGACTATCACCATCGCACCTTCCACGCCCATCACTATGGACGAAGACAATGCGTAATAACAAGAGGAGGAAACAAAAAATGGCAAAGCAGTTGAAGTTCACCTACAAGGATAAGGAGTACACCCTTGAGTTCACCCGCCGCACCGTCACAGAAATGGAGAAGAAGGGCTTTATCGCCGCCGAGGTCGAGACCAAGCCCATGTCCACTCTCCCGGCTCTGTTCGAGGGTGCGTTCCTCGCCCATCATCGCTTCGAGAAGAAGGAGACCATTGACGCTATCTTTGCCAGCATGACCCACAAGGACGAGCTGATTGGCAAGCTGGCTGAAATGTACAACGAGCCTATCATGGCTCTGGTGGAGGAGCCGGAGGAATCCGAGGGAAACACGAACTGGACAACGGACTGGTAAGTAGTTCGCTGTCCGATAAAGAATCCGCTGACGGGGGGAGCGAGCGTGTGAATCGCTTCGCTTCCCCTCGTGCTTATACGGATATTTTCAATCAGAAGTTCCCCTATTACTTATCAATAGGAATGACAGAGGAGCAGTATTGGGATAGGGATTGTTGCCTTGTGAAGTTCTACCGGGAAGCGGAGGAGATTCGTAAGGAGCGGTTCAATCAAGAAGCGTGGTTGCAGGGTATGTATTTCTATGACGCTCTTGCTCGGGTTTCGCCTATCCTACACGCCTTTGCCAAAAAGGGAACAAAGGCTCAACCTTATGTGGAGGAAGCGTACCCCATCAATAAGAAGACGATGGAGGACGCAAAAACCAAAAAGGAGAAAGCCAAGTCACAGAAGGGTATGCGGTATATGCAAGCCTATATGGTGGCGAACAACAAGCGATTTGACGAAAGGAAGTGAAGTTTATGTCAACGACAATCGAAAGTCTCGAATTGGAGGTACAGTCGAGCGCAACCTCGGCTACCAGTGGCATAGACGCTCTTTCCGCTTCTTTGTCAAGGCTGAAAAATGCTGTGAAGGGCGGTGTTGGGTTGACAAGCGTGGCAAATCAGCTACGCAACCTTAATACCGCTCTTCAAACTATGGACAGTTCTTCGGCTGATAAAATCGACAGGCTGGCAAATAGTCTCTCCAAGCTCTCTGGACTGGGAAGTATCAAGATTTCTGCCAGTATCGGTAATCAGTTGCGGAACATCGGGAGTGTCGTGTCCTCGCTGGGGACTACGGATTTCTCCGGGTTGGGTAGGCTCTCTACTGCCCTTGCTCCGCTGAACAGCTTGAGCAGAGCGTCCGGGTTGCAGTCTGCAATTACGCAGTTGAATAAGCTCCCGCAGTTGGCACAGACCCTCAACGGAATTGACTGGGACACCTTTACTCAACAGATTCAGAGGTTGTCTACCGCTCTCACGCCGTTGGTGAGACAGCTCAACCGCATTTCCTCTGCGTTCGGTCAGCTCCCAGCAAATATCCGGCGGCTGATTCGTGACACAAACAGTCTCGCCGACAGCAACAATCGAGCCGCAGACAGTTTTATCAATATTTGGGCGAAATGCCGTATGGCGATGAACGCTGTTCGAGGTGCGGCGAGAACGATTGCTTCGTGGATTACAGAATCCAACAGCTACATCGAAAATATCAACCTGTTCAATGCTTCTATGGGAAAGTATGCGGCAGAAGCGCAGAAGTACGCTGAAACGGTCGGCGAGCTTATGGGTATCGACCCGGGCGAGTGGATGCGGAATCAAGGCGTATTTATGACAATTACCGAAGGTTTCGGTGTTGCCACAGAGCGAGCCTATATCATGTCTCAACAGCTTACCCAGCTTGGGTATGACCTCTCCTCGTTCTTCAACATTTCGTTCGAGGACGCTATGCAGAAGTTACAGTCTGGTATCTCTGGTGAGCTTGAACCGCTTCGTAGACTGGGCTATGACCTGTCGCAAGCGAGGTTACAGGAGGTCGCTTTGGAGCTTGGAATTGACAAAGCGTTCTCCAAAATGACACAGGCTGAAAAGGCACAGCTTCGCTACTACGCCATTATGACACAGGTCACAAAAGCGCAAGGCGATATGGCTCGTACCCTAAACGCTCCGGCAAACCAGCTCCGTATTCTCCAAGCACAGGTGACACAGTGCGCCAGGGCTTTGGGTAACATCTTCATTCCGGCACTGAACGCCGTTTTGCCCTATGCTATCGCACTGGCAAAGGTTATCCGGCTGATTGCGAGCGAAATCGCCGCTTTCTTCGGATTCGAGTTGCCGGAGGTGGACTACTCCGGGATTACCGCTGTGGCTGACGCTGTGGCTGGCTCTGCGGCTGATACAGAAGACGGTCTGAATGGTGCGACCAAGGCGGCGAAGAAGCTGAAAAACGCACTTCTCGGGATTGACGAACTCAACATCATTTCCCCGAATGATGATTCCGGCGGGAGTGGTGATGGGTCTGGTCTTGGGATAGGCGGCGGTGATTTGGGCTTTGAGCTTCCGACCTATGATTTCCTCGGTGATATTGTCAGCACAAAGGTTGACGAAATCGTGGAAAAAATCAAGGGAGCTTTGAGCGAAATTACTGCGGTTATCAGTGGATTCCTGCTGGCAATCGGCACAATTCTCGTTGTGACCGGGGCAAATGTTCCTGTGGGTCTTGCTCTGATGGCGGTTGGTGCGGCTGGGCTTATATCAGCAATAGTCGCAAACTGGGATTATATGTCCGAGCGGTTGGCGAAAGTGCTGACACTGGTTACAGGCATACTCGGGGGATTCCTGTTGGCGATAGGTGCGTTCCTTGCGTTCTCCGGGGTGAATGTTCCGCTCGGTGCGGCTCTGATGGTAGCTGGTGCGGCGGCGTTGGTTACTGCGGCGGCTATCAACTGGAAGTTCCTCAACGGTGACATTAAAAATGCGCTGTCCATTCTGACAGGAATCGTGAGCGGTGCGCTGTTGGCTATGGGTGCGCTGTTCGCCTTTACAGGTGTCGATGTTCCTCTCGGTATCGCACTGATGGCGGCTGGCGCAGTCGGTCTTGTGACTGCAATCGGTTTGAACTGGGACAGTATGTCAGACCCCATGCGGAGAGCAATCGGTCTCCTCGAAAGTATTGTCGGCGGCGCACTTCTCACATTCGGTGCAATCCTCGCATTTACCGGGGCAAATATCCCTCTCGGTGTAGGCATGATTGCCGCTGGTGCGGTGTCTCTCGTGTCGGCGGTTGCGCTGAACTGGAACTCTCTCACAGGAGACCTTAAAGGCTCGGTTCAGAGTATCGTTGCAATCGTAAGCGGTGCTTTAATCGGTATCGGTGCGATTCTGGCTTTCACTGGGGTTGCAACAGGGCTTGGTATCGCCATGATTGCCGCTGGTGCGGTCGGTCTGGCGGCTACGGTCGGCCTTGATTGGAACTCCATGCCGAAAGAAATCAAGAGCGTTGTCACAAAGATTCTGACAATCGTAGGAGCGGCGGCTATTGTTATTGGCGCAATCCTCGCTTTCACAGGCGTAGGTGTTCCCCTCGGTGTCGGTCTCATGCTGGCTGGTGCGGCTTCTCTCGGTACGGCGGTAGCTCTCAACTGGGATTATCTGGTCGGAGAGGTGAAGAAGGTTACAACAAAAGTTCTGGCGATAGCTGGTGCGGCGGCTCTGGCAATCGGTCTGATTTTGGTTTGTACGGGCGTTGGAATACCGCTCGGTGTCGGATTGATACTGGCTGGTGCGGCTTCGCTGGGAACGGCTGTTGCGATTAACTGGGACACCATTACAGATAAAATCGGTCAAGGGCTTCGCAAGATTGCCGACAAGTTCGGAGAGTTCAAAGGCTGGGTCGGCGAGAAGCTGGAAGGGTTCAAAGAGTTCGGCAAAAATGTAATCGAAGGTTTCACACAGGGTATCACAGAGTTCTTCTCTGACCCTCTCGGGTGGATTAAAGAACACATCGTTGACCCATTCGTAGAGGGATTCAAAAACCTGTTTGGGATTCACTCTCCGTCCACCGTCATGGCGGCAGTCGGCAGTGATGTGGCGCAAGGTCTTCTGAATGGTATTCTCGAACCGTTCAAGGCTATCGGGAAGTGGATAAAGAAGAATATCCTCGACCCCATAAAACACGCCATAGAGAAAAGTCCCGTTGGCGAATTGGTTATCGGTATCAAGAACAACATTTCTTCCTTGTGGGACAAAGTGAAGGGCTGGTGGGCTGACGCAACTAAGGACGGTATCACTGTCGAAGCGGCTGTGGAGCTGGTGAAACAGGGTTGGCACACTGTAAGAGGTTGGATTGGTAACATTCCTATCGTATCTCAAGCGGTGGGCTTGCTCAAGAGCGGCTGGGAATCGGTCAAGGGTTGGATTGGCAACATTCCTACTCTGGAACAGGGTATCGAGCTGGTGAAGAAAAAATGGGACACCGTAACGAAATGGGTCGGCGAAGTCCCTGTTATTCAGCAAGGTATCGAGCTTGTAAAAGACCGATGGAACAGCGTAAAAGAATGGGTTGGGAACATTCCCGTTCTATCCCAGTATATTCAGCTATTGAAGCACAAATGGAGTACGGTAAGGGAGTGGGTTGGCAATATCCCTGTCCTCGACCAAGCCATTCAGCTTGTCAAACACCTTTGGAGTTCCGTAAGGGACTGGATTGGGCAAATTCCTGTCCTCGACCAAGGGATTCAGTTGAAGAAATATCTCTGGACAAGCGTCAAGAACTGGGTCGGCAACATTCCTGTACTCGAACAGGGAATCAAACTTGTCAAGCACCTGTGGAGTTCGGTGAGAGATTGGATAGGCAATATCCCGGTACTCGACCAAGCTATTCAGTTGAAGAAGTATTTGTGGACTTCTGTTAAAAACTGGATAGGCAATATCCCGGTACTCGACCAAGGGATTCAGTTGACTAAACACCTGTGGTCTTCCGTCAAAAACTGGATAGGGAACATTCCTGTATTGTCGCAAGGCATTTCGCTTATGAAAAGTAGCTGGGAAAAGGTAAGCTCTTGGGTGGAAAAGTACAAGGGCGGCACTGTTTCTCAAGGAATCTCCCTCACTCGAAGTGGTTGGACAACGGTTGCCGCATGGGTGAAAAATAAGGTCGGCGGTGTTGTGTCAGTCGGTGTAAGTCTGTTCAAATCCGGCTGGGACAAAATCAAAGATTTCTTTGGGTTGTCGAGTGGCGGCATTGTCGGTGCAAACGGCGGTGTGAAAATCTTTGCAAACGGAGGTTCAATCGACCAATTCGGAAATTGGTGGAGTTCTGTTCCGAAATATGCAACAGGTACGCCGAGTGCCGGGGCGCATGGGACTATGTTTGTCGCTGGTGAAGACGGTGCGGAAATGGTAGGCCATGTAAATGGCACGACCGAAGTCCTTAACCGTTTTCAGCTCGCTTCTGTCATGCACAGTTCTATCGTTGCGGGTATGGCACAATTCACCGGGTACTGGCGCATGATGAACAGTCAGATGGTGACTTGCACGAACGCCATTATCCGGGCAGTTCTGGCAACGCCGGACATGGCACAGTACGCTTTTGCGGGGGTTACTTCTTATGACCCGACAAATGCTCTGGCGCAGTCGGTTTATGAGGATTCCTTGCGAGCCTATAACAGCATGGCAACAGGCTCCGATTTTGAAGGTGCGATGAACAATGCACTGGAAACCTACTACCGTAACCATGTTGCTTCGATGGCAGAGGATATACGGAAACAGGCTGACAAGGAGGAGCAGACCATCGTACAGGTCGGAGACCGCACAATCACTGACGCTGTGGAAAGACAGCAGAAAGCCAATGGCTTCAAGTTCGCATAAGGAGGTGGTAGCATGGCGTACTTGGCAATCAACGGTTACGAGCTACCACCTCCCAAGCGAGGTGTGAGCGTAATCGTAACCACAGTCGTAGATTCCGGGCGTGACGCAAATGGAGCGGTGGTCGGTCAGCGGGTCGGCAGAGACCAGTACAAGATTGATGGGCTTGAATGGCCTTGGCTGACCGCCGCCCAGTGGGAAAGAATCTTGAGCATTTTGAGTAACTTCTTCGTCTATGTGACCTTCAATGACCCTGTGACGAACAGTCGCAAGACCCTCAAGATGTACCCGGGAGACCGCACAGGACAACCGTACTGGGTGGACGGAAACGACCACCCGACACACTACCGGGACTGCAAGGTAAATCTTATTGATGTTGGCGAGTAAAGGAGGGGTTTTATGCAGAAGGTCTCGAAAGCATATAAGGAAAGCATGAAATCCTCTCTCCGAGAGAGAGCATACATCATGCTCTCTTTCGGGCTTGTCAATCAAGAAGCACAGGCAAAGGCAAAGATTTCCAGCGGAGATTTTGCCTACTATTCCAACAAGGACAACATCTTCGGTGAGCATGACGATTCTACGGTGTATGCCACTCTTGAGGAGAACTTCACCAAGGTTGATGGGTCGATGTTTTTCCTCCCCCGGCAGACACCGAACGGAAGCTATTATGACACTGGGGTTATTAGTAAGAATCTGGTATCGGAAGCGGTTTGCGAGCTGACTATCAGTCTGAATACAATCGCCATAGATTTCAAGGGTCTTACTATCAATTTTGGAGAGAATTACCCGGTTGATTTCGATGTAATCGGAAGCACCGGGCAGACCATTGAGTTTCGGGGGAACGACAAAGCCGAGTGGAGTACCGAGGAAACGCTTGAAAACACGACCTATATCAAACTGCGGTTCTACACGATGAAAAACCCACAGAGCCGCTTGCGTATCTATTTCATTCGCTTCGGTTATGGTCTGGTTTATTATAACGATTCCGTTATGGATTCCCGGCTGGAAAGCTACATTTCCCCCATCGGTGCAGATGTGCCGCAGATTGATTTTTCTGTCCAGCTCAAAAACTACGACCACTACTTCAATGTGGACAACCCGAAGTCAGCAATAAACTACCTCGAAACTGGGCAGGAAATGGACATTCTGTACGGCTATCAGCTCCCGGATTCTGACGAAATCGAGTGGATTCAAGGCAACCACCTTCTGTGTTCAGAGTGGGAAAGTGACGATAACACAGCGACCATTCGTTGCCAAGACATTTTCCGCAACATGGATTCAGAGTATGTCAAGGGGCTGTACAGTCAGACAGGAAAAAGCTATTACGCCCTTGCTCAAGAGATTCTGCGAGACGCTGGTGTCACAAAGTATTATCTCGACCCCCGGCTCAAAAGGCTGTTCACCAACAACCCGATACCGAGGGTACAGCATAAGGAAGCGTTGCAGATTATCGCAAACGCCTGTCGGTGTTCTTTGGCGCAGACCCGCTATGGGGATATTCAGATAAAGTCCAGCTTCATGCCGAGTGCTTCGGTATCGACCAATGGTGAGACCTCATTCTCCAAGGCCGAGAACATTTTGGCTGAATCGGAGAAGGACGAGTATGCAACGCTGGCGCAGGACTACACACCTGTTGATGGCAGTATGTTCTTCATTCCGAGGAATGGCTCTCCTACGGTAAACACAGGCTATGTGTCCCAGCAAATTTCCGGGGCAGACGGCAAGTTTACAACGAACCCCATCGTCACGATTTCGATGGAAGCTATCAGAGCATATTTCAGTATGGAGCTGGTGTTCGGTACTTCTCTCCCGGCGGCGTTCGTCATTCTCACTTATAACGGCAGTGAGCTGGTGAACGAGTTCCCTATCGGCTCTGATGAAATCTCTCGCCGGACAGTAATCATTCGAGATTTTGACGATTTCGAGGTGATGAAGATTGAGTTTACACAGACGGAGACCCCCTACAACCGTATCGTGTTGAATCGGTTTAGTTTGAGTAATGTCGCAAACTTCACCATGACCCGAAAGGACATGACCTCCTCTCCGAAAGCTATCAAGCAGGAACTCATTAAAGAAGTGATTGTCCCCTGCTACACCTATCAACCCGGAACTCGTGAGGAAAACCTCGTCAACGAAGATGTGGTGATTACTGCCGGACAGGTGGAGACCTACTATATGCAAGACCCCTCCTACGGTTACAGACCGAAGCTCAATGAGCAGGAAGGGCTTGCCGATGTGGTGGACTGGGGCAATTACTATGTGACTTTGAAGTACAAGGTCAGCGGAGAGTATCGGCTTGAGGTGCAAGGCTATCGGTACAGAATCGTTGAGCGGTACGCAACGAAAACGCTCCATGCGAGGGGAAAAACAATCAAATGGGCAAACCCTCTCATAAGCGATATGACGATGGCGAACGACCTCGCCGAGTGGCTGGCAGATTATTACACCGCTGGTATCGAGTATGAGTACAACACCCGGGGCAACCCGGAGATTGACCCGACCGATATTGTATTCCAAGAAAATGAGTTCCACGAAGGAATGAAGGTGAACATCTACCGTCACACAATCAATTTCAGACAATCTTTTTCGGGTAGAGTAACTGCCCGAAGGATAGGAGGTTAAGGTATGTGGACTACCCCCAAAACCGACTGGGGCGGCGAAACGATTGACGGTGTATATATCGGAGACCGCTTCAACGCCGCTGACTTCAATCGGATTAAAAACAACCTCGAATACCTCCGGGAACTGGCTGTGCAGTTGTACAAAGAGTTTACGATTCACTCCCTTGGGAGTGACCGAACTCCGAAGGATTACTTCTATGCTGATGAAATCAATAAGCTGGAAGCCAATCTGGTTACGATTAACGCAAACAGTTTGAAAAGGCCGTATGGGATAGCTCCCACTTATGTGGACAACGGAAACACGATGGATTTCAAAGAGTTAAACCGCTTGGAGGGAGCGACCCTCGACCTTTATCAAAAGCTCACCAACCAGAGTGAGGGAAGGAGGACATTGACATGGAATTTCGGAATGAAAGGAGGACTGTAAATGGCTTGGACATTGTTACCCACTAACTACACTGACGCTGTGTGGGACGGAATGAAAAAGTACAATCAAATCAACAACCCCGATGGTACGATTTCTCTCCAAGATGTTACGGTCTACACCAACAAGGAAAACTCTTTCTTCGGCTCTTTGGACGCAAACCGTATGAATGAAGCTCTTAACACTATCATGTCGATGGTGGAGAATGGGACAGACCTCTACGAAGCATTTCAAATCTATTTCGCCGACCAGAAAGTGCTTTTCAAGAACAAGGCAGATTCCGAGTATGCGCTTTTCGTCAAGTATCTCACCGATTTGGAGGACGAGGGTTTTACCTCTCTTACTGAAATCGCCAACAAAGCGGCGGCGAGTGCTACGGCGGCGAAGACCAGCGAGACCAACGCAAAGACCAGCGAGACCGCTTCTGCCGGAAGTGCTACGGCGGCGAAGACCAGCGAAAATGGTGCAGAAGCCGCAAGAGCCGCCGCAGTAGCCGCACAGACCGCCGCTGAAACGGCAAAGACCGGGGCGGAGACCGCTTTGGCTGGGGCAAGACAGTCCGCACAGGACGCTTCCGATGTGCTTGAGCGCAACAAGGAAGTGGCTGTCAGAACTCCTTATGTGGGGAGCAACGGCAACTGGTTTGTCTGGAACAACACCAACAGTGCCTACGAAGACAGCGGCACACAGGCACAGGGTATTCAAGGTGTGAAGGGAGATAAAGGCGATAAGGGAGACAAGGGAGACCGAGGGATTGACGGTGTATCTGTAACCGCTGACGGTCACTTTGCTTTCAATGTCAGCGAAGCCGGACACTTGATTCTCTCGTACACAGGCGATGAAGCTCCCGACTTCTCTATCAATGAAGACGGACACTTAATTTATAACTTCTAAAGGAGGAAAAAATCATGGCTACATTGGATTTGGGCAAGATTGTCGGAGACCCCGGGCCGAAGGGCGATAAGGGTGACAAAGGCGATACCGGGCCGCAGGGTATTCAAGGTATTCCCGGCGTGAAAGGTGACAAAGGAGACCCCGGCGCAAAAGGCGATAAGGGCGATACCGGGCCGCAAGGTGAACAGGGTGTCAAGGGAGACCCCGGAAATGACGCTACGGTCAACGGCGTAAATACGCTGATTATCGCCGCTGGTGAGGGCTTGGAAGGAAAGCAGGAGGGCAACACCTTCACTATCAGTGCCAGCGGTGGCGGTGCGGCGAACGCCGGGGCGCACAATGCGATTTATCGGGGGAAGAACCTCGGTACGAGCGTAACTGCCGCCCAGTATGCCGCTATCGCCGCCGGGACATTCGATGATTTGTACATCGGTGACTATTGGACAATCGGCGGCGTGGTCTATCGGATTGCGGCGTTTGACTACTATCTGCGGTGCGGCTACCCAGCAGAAACTACCGCTCACCATGTCGTGATTGTGCCGGATTCCAATTTGTACAATCATGTGATGAATGACACCAACACCACAGAGGGCGGGTATGTCGGCTCGAAAATGTACACAGAAGGTCTCACACAGGCGAAGACCACTATCAAGGCGGCGTTTAACGGTCATGTGCTGAATCACAGGATTTATCTCACAAACGCTGTCACCAACGGCAAACCCTCTGCTGGTGCATGGTGTGACAGCGAAGTCGAGCTGATGAACGAGCAGATGGTCTACGGCGGGGCAATCTTCATGCCCGGGTGCGATGGCACAACCGTACCGACAAACTACCGGGTAGAGAAGTCGCAGCTCCCGCTGTTCACGCACAGGCCGGACTTGATTTCCAATCGTCTGACCTTCTGGTTGCGTGATGTTGTTACCGCTTCCTTTTTCGCCGATGTCTCCTACGGCGGTCATGCGGCCTCCGACGGCGCCGGTTCCTCTCGTGGCGTTCGCCCGGCTTTCTCGATTTCTTAAATCTGCGACCCCTTGTGGGTCGCATGAACGGAGGTTCACAAACTCATGTCAGTGTTAAAAGCGAAGCGGAAATCTTCACAGTTTGAGGTGTTTCACCACTTCTACAAGACCAGAAAGGAAATTACAGACCTGTTGCTCCGGGACTTCGGGTACGACCTCGAACGAGCTGAAAAGCGTGTTGCCAAACTGTTTGGCGGCAAACCTTATGAGGAGCTGACACCCGAAGAAAAAGTCCGATACGACAAGCTCAAGGCAAAGAACGAAGCCTTTGACAACTGGTTCATCGAAGACGAGCGGAAGTGCATTGTGGATTGTCTGCGGGAAATCACCAAAGAGGTTTTCACAGCGAACAGCATTTATCCAACAGTTATGGAGGAGCTGGTCGAGCGTAGGCTCTGCCAAGACAGGGCAATCGGACAGTGTTATAGGCTCACACAGGAGTTGCAGTACGCCATTGAGACCCTTCCTGTCGATGTGAACAAGTACCTTCGCTTCGCTGACATGATACAGACGGAAATCAACCTTATCAAAGGTTGGAGGAAATCTGACAACAAATTCAAAAGGGCAATCTCTGATTCCGCTTCCAATTTCGCCAATGTCAACAACAACGGTAATGCGAACTACAACAACGCCAGTAACTCTAATGGCGTTCGCCCGGATTTCGATTCTGCGATTGAATAGCCTATCGAGCGTTTCGCAGACAGAGAAAGGAGAGGTTGTCCTTCCGTATGGTAAATACTAAACACGACACCACCTCTTACGAGAGCAGTGGTTATCAGCGTGAGATATTTGATGGAAATGCGCTTCACCAAGCCTACAAACGAGCAAAGCAAGGTAGCGACTGGAAACCTCAAGTCCAAAAGTTTGAAATGAACTACCTCATGGAGCTTGCGAGATTACAGAGGGAGCTTGCCGAAATGACCTACGAGTTTCTGCCAAACACACATTTTATCTTGCACGAGCGAGGTAAGGTGCGCCCGATTACAGGCGAGCAGATCCAGGACAGAATCGTAAAACACGCCCTCTGTGATGAAGTCCTCAATCCGGCTGTGGAAAAGTATCTGATTTATGATAATGGCGCAAGCCAAGTCGGAAAGGGTATTGATTTCACCCGGCGGCGATTGCTCACCCATCTTCGCCGATACTACGCCCAGCATGGGACGAACGAAGGGTACATACTTCTGATTGACTTCTCGAAATACTACGACAATATCCGGCATGATGTGTTGATGGAGCTGTTCGGGCGGTATGTTGATAACGACCACGCTCTCTGGCTGTTGGGAAAGACAGTGGAGCGGTCAAAGGTCGATGTATCGTACATGACGGACGAGGAATACGAAAACTGTCTCAATACGGTCTTCAATTCTTTGCTCTATCACTACATCAACAAATCGCTTCTCACTGGTGAAAAATTCATGGGAAAGCACCTCAACATAGGAGACCAAGTAGCGCAAACCGCTGGTATCTTCTATCCCATGAGGATTGACAATTTCGTAAAAATTGTGCGAAGTGTGAAGTTCTACGGTCGGTATATGGACGATAGCTACGCAATCCATGAGAGCAAGGAGTTTTTGGAGGAACTTCTCACAGACATTATCGGGATAGCGCAGGAACTCGGTATTACGGTCAACACCCGGAAAACGAGGATTTGCAAGCTCTCTGATTATTGGCGGTTTTTGCAGATTCAATACTCTCTCACAGAAACAGGCCGAGTGATTCAGAAAATCAATCCCAAGCGGCTTACTGATATGCGCCGCAAGATGAAGAAGCTCGCTCCGAAACTGACCGAGAAGGAGTTCACAGACTGGTACAAGGCGTGGTTCAAAAATCACTACCGCATAATGAGTAGGCAACAGCGAAGCAATATGGATATACTCTTTAACCAATTAAAGGAGGTAACAAAATGCAGTACACAATCACACTTGCAGACGGACGAAAGCTGACGGGGCTTAGCAAAAACGGGGATAACTTCGTCAGTGCCAAGAAGGTGGACGAGACCATTTTCAAGGACAACCTGTCGGTTATGACTGTCTCTGATGGGGAAACCGAGACCGTCTATCACAACGCCGAGCTGATTCAACAGCAGAAGTGGTTTGATGGAAGCTGGTACTTGGCTTTCCGGGAGCTTTCTCCGCAGGAACAGGCTATGGCGGCTCTGAACAAGGCTGTTGCGGAGAACGCCGACAGCATGACCGATTTGCAGATGGCACTTGCCGAAGTCTACGAAATGATGTTGGGAGGTGTGTAAGATGGCAAAGGTGTATGCCGCTCTGATTCGTAAGGGCTTGAAGACCCTTGACGAAGTTCCCGACCAGATTCGGGAGGAAGTCTCGAAGCTGTTGGAGGAGCAGTAAAATGTTCCTCAACATATTCGGAAACCTACTGATTTTTCTCAAGAGAAAGGAGGTGCGAGACATGGCGGTTATTTATGTTGCTCTGATTATCAAGGGCAAGCGGACATTCGCAAGCGTCCCGGAGGTTATCAAGCCGAAGGTGCGTGAAATGCTGATTGACCTTGAGCTGGAAGACCTCGTGAGCCAGCAGTAAGACCCGGCGGGAGAGGGCTGTTTCGGCGGCTCTCTCCCATACCAAGACAAGGAGACATACCATGAAGGAAATTCTCATGCAAACCTACACGATTGCGCTCCCGGTCGTGCTGGGTTACATCGTCTGGCTGTTGCAAAACCAGAAGAAGGACAGGGACGCAAACACCCGGGGTACAATGCTTCTGCTTCGAGTGCAGTTGATTGAGTACCACGACAAATACATGAAGCTGGGGGAAATCCCCTCGTATGCCTACGAAAATTTCGAGGAAATGTACGAAGCCTACCACAAACTCGGCGGCAACGGCATGATTACGAAAATGAAGGAGGAAATCGAGGAGCTTCACCTCGGCAGAGGAGGGAAAAGGAATGAGTAATAGTTCTCTGGTGAGCTACACCAAGATTTCTCCGAACAGGACAAGCCCGAGAAACCATGAGGTAGACAGAATCACTCCTCATTGTGTGGTGGGTCAGTGTTCGGTGGAGACTGTCGGGAACATCTTCGCTCCCACTTCGAGACAGGCCAGCTCGAACTACGGTATCGGCGCAGACGGTCGTATCGGTATGTACTGTGAGGAGAAAGACCGTAGTTGGTGTTCTTCCAGCGGTGCGAACGACCATCGGGCAATCACGATTGAGTGTGCGTCAGACACCACAGCTCCGTATGCGATGAACAGCAAGGTTTACAATGCTCTGATTGACCTCTGCGTGGACATCTGCAAACGGTACGACAAGACGAAACTTCTCTGGCTGGTAGACAAAGAGAAGACCCTCGCCTACAAGCCGCAGAAGGACGAAATGATTATCACCGTTCATCGCTGGTTTGCTAATAAGAGCTGTCCCGGGGACTGGCTCTTTAACAGGCTCGGAGAGCTGGCTACGGCGGTCACACAGCGGCTTGGAGGGGCTGGGGGTAGTAGTAATACCCCCTCGACCACAAAGCCCTCTACGGGGGCTGGAAACGCCCTGTACAGGGTGCGTAAATCGTGGTCTGATAACAAAAGCCAGAAGGGAGCATTTAAGTCTCTGGACAATGCGAAAGCCGCCGCTGACAACAACCCCGGGTACTCGGTGTTTGACAGCAACGGCAAAGTTGTGTACACCCCCGGCGGCACGACTACCAGCTTCAAGCCTTACATGGTGAGGGTGACAACTGGGGAGCTGAATATCCGCAAAGGAGCGGGTACGAACTATGCCATTACCGGGGCTATCCGGGACAGGGGCGTTTATACCATTGTCGAGGAAGCTCATGGCGAGGGTGCTACTCTGTGGGGCAAGCTGAAATCTGGTGCTGGGTGGATTTCGCTCGACTTCACGATGAAGCTCTAATGCCTTATCGGGGCAAAAGAAGTAAAAAGGCTCGCATGGAGTTCTCAAAAGTAATTCTGGTTGTTGCGGCTATCGTAAATCTGGCGGTGATTGTCTTCACCTTCGTTATGATATGGAGGACGAGTGACCTCTCGCCGCTCACATACCTTATCCCGGCAGTAGCCGCCGAGACCGCCACAGGCACAGGATTTTATTATTCCAAGGCCAAGGTGGAAAACAGAATAAAACTGATGAAGCACTACAAGGTCGAGCCTACGGAAAATTCGTTCAATGATGAAGGAGGAGCTTACAATGGTTGATTTGACACAGGTAATCGTAGCGTTTCTGACGCTGGTCTTCTCTCTGGTATCGGTGTACCTCATTCCGTTTCTGAAAACCAAAGTCAGCGGCGAACAGCTTGAAACCATCAAGTTTTGGGTGAATATCGCTGTCGAAGCCGCCGAAATGATTTATGTCGGCAAGGGCAAGGGAGCGGAGAAGAAAGCCTATGTGGAGAAATATTTGAGCGAAAAGGGCTTTCACCTCGACACCCGGGAGATTGACAGTCTTATCGAAGCGGCTGTGCTTGAGCTGAAAATCGCTACCAAAAAGAAAGAGGAAGCCTAACCGAAGTCAGACTTCCTCAATCGTCAGAACAAACCCGAAACAGTGCTTCACGAAAAACATAGGGTTCGGATTTGCACATTCTGGTGGAGATGGCGGGAATCGAACCCGCGTCCGAAAACCAATCCCTACAAGCTTCTCCGGGTGCAGTCGGTCTTTTCAGATTCCCTCACCGGAAC